ACTTTTTCTTCTTTTCTTTATACATAGGATTTAAAATCTACAAAAGGGTATGGGGTTTATTATGTTCTATCCTGTGCGAACTAATACGATTTTATTATATGTGTGCGTGTGTGGGTGGGGGGTATCAAGTAGGATAAGAGTTGGATATATAGACCCAAGCCCCTCACATTTCCCAAAAAATTTTTTGAAAAACCAAATTTGAATTTTGTTACAAGCAAGTTATGTTGCTCTTATTCCGCATATATATAGCGGTAGGTTCAATTCATTATGTAGATTGTCATAAAAATAAATAATATGACAATGTTGCTATTACACTATTACTTTGTTTCTAAAAATACACCCAAGTCAGCAAAGCGTTTAAACATTTCGCTTGTTAAACCTTCTTTTCCTAAACATTGTCCTATATAAAATCGCATAATTGTCTTATTTATCGTCTTTGTGGAAATGGTACTCAATGCAAACAAAACCAATTAAGAGTGCAAAAATAATTAATAAACCAACCACTACTTTATACAAAGTCATAAGGTATCTTCCTTTGTTCTACCTAATTCGTACTCGGTCATTTCTCCTAAATATTTCTCAATTAAGTTAGATAAAGACCTATTTTCTTGCTTTGCTCTACGTTTAAGAACGTTTAACATTTCAATATCTAAAGTAATTGTTACACTTTGTTTAGCCATAATTTTATCTTGTATCCTCTTGTAATTCATTATATTACAAGGACTTTCCTTGTTTCAAGTATAAATATTTCATATTTATAGGAAAACACCATTAACCATTAGGGAAAACTATTTAAGGAAAAGGTTAAGGTTTAGGTATTAGGTTTAGGTTTAGGAAGATTTATTCATATACATTCATAAATCATTAAAATATTAAAATATTACAATTCAAAAAATATAAAAATTTATTTGTTTTTAAAAAAGATTAAAAAAGTTTTTAAATCTTGTATAATGACATTGTGCTATAGGTTTATCTTCCTTGACTTGTAGCACTTTTTTTGTTGTATAATATTGGCAAGGAAGAAATTTTTTATGTCTAAAACAAAAATTGAGAAAAAGGTTGATACTATACTTAAACCATACGAAAGTATAGATTATGACTTTATAAATAACACAATTAAGTTAACAGGAAATGATAAAGAAATAGGTTTAATGTCTAAAAAAACTTTAGCGAATATTTCTAAATGGGCTTTAAATGGTGCTAGTCAAGACGAAATTGCTCATAATTTAGAATTAACAAAGAAACAATTTGAAACTTTATGTAATCTTTGTCCTTTTGTTATATCGGTAATGCAAAATTCTTATGCTTACTTGGATATTATGGTTGCAGGCACTTTGGCTGAGCGCGCTCTTGGTAAGTACAAAGTTAAAAAGAAACAACCTATGCGTGTTCACGATTACGATGAAACAGGTAGGGTTATTGGCGAGCATTTAGAAATTGCCGAGTGGGAAGAAGAACTACCACCAGAACCAAACCTTTTAAAATTCCTAGCCGAGCATAGATTAAGCGAAAAGTTTGGCGAGGAAAAAGTTGATACGGACTTGGAAAATAGAAAAATGGTTGGCTCTTTTGATATGAGCCAAGTCAAAGATATTGAAGATACACTTAAAGGCGAGAATAAATAATGAACAATAGTGCTAAAAAGGTATTAGAAAGACATAAAGATAAAATTAATGCTATCAAGGAAGATGATAACAATTTTTCTAGTGCGCAAGAGGAACGTATTAAAAAAGAAAGAATTAATGAATGGTTAAAATCTTTAACACCTAGCCAAAAACAAAAAGTGTTAATGGAAATTAAGTACAGAAAAGCCAAAGAAGATTATGGCGAGTACTTAACTCTTGTTTATGAAGATTACAAAATCACAAAATTCCATAAATTTTTAATTAATGTTTGTCAAAGTGCGGTAGAACGCATTGAAAAGAATAGAAAAGACCTCATTCATGCTAAAAAAACACTCATTTTAATAAGTGTTCCGCCACAATTAGGAAAAACAACCACAGTTACAAACTCGTTGCCTAGTTGGTTTGTTGGTAGAAACCCTAATTTATCCGCTATTTTAGTCGCATACAATGGCGATTTTGGAGAAAGCTTTTGTAATAGCAATAGAGAAAAGACTAGAAACTACGGAAAACAAGTTTTTGGGTTAGAAATTAGCGAAACACAAGACACTAAAGAGAAATATGCTATTGATAAGCACAAAGGCTTTGTTATGGGACGTGGTATCAATGCAGGTATTACAGGTAATGGTTGTGAATTGTTAATTATTGATGACCCTTACAAGAACTCAAACGAGGCAAATTCTCCTACTTATAGAGAACAAGTTAGTAGAGTTTTCAAAGACAGTTGTCTTACTCGTTTGCACGCAGGCGGTGTTTGTATAATTATCCATACTCGTTGGCACGAAAACGATTTAATTGGAGAATATAGCCAACAAGAAGGTTCTTACGTTATTAACATTCCTTTAGTTTGTGATAGCAAAAATGACCCATTACATAGAGAAATTGGCGAAACACTTTGTCCTGAATTAGGAATTGGCAAGATATTCGCTGATGAAATTGAAAAGAGCGTTGGCGTAAAAGTATTTAACGCTTTATATCAAGGACACCCTCACATTGACGGAGGCAATATCTTCACTAGAAACTCTATCAAGTACTACACAAAGGCAACTTTACCTCAAAAATTTGATGAACAAGTTATGTCATGTGACCTTACTTTTGGCAAAAAGAACAAGGATAATGACTTTAATACTATTCAAATTTGGGGTAGAGTTGGTGCTAATCACTACTTGCTAAAGAGAATTAAAAAAAGAATGACATTTACGGAAACTTGTGAAATGATAAGAATAGTAAGTGCAACCTATCCTTTAGCAAGGAAGAAAATAGTTGAAGGAAAGGCGAACGGCTCGGCTTGTGTTGATATGCTCAACAAGGAAATTGGAGGGTTTGTAGAGTTTAACCCTGATAAAACCTCCAAAGAAGATAGAGCACACGCAGTTACACCATATTTTGAAAGTGGTAATGTATTCTTCCCTTGTGAAGATATAGACCAAGAAATTGAACTTATGGTAGAAGAAATGCTACAATTTCCTAACGGAGAGCACGATGACGAGGTTGACGCTATGACACAGTATCTTGTCACTTACTCGTACAAAGGTGGCGGTAAAATAGTCACTACAAATAGCATTATAAGTTTTGCCGAGGCAATAAGGAGAATTGGCTGATGATTAGAATGAACATTAGTAATAACGCTCTTGAAAATGGCGGAGAAGAACTAATTGACGTAGTTAAAAGAATTTTTTGGTATCAAATTTTTTATAAAGACGCAGTTGGCAAAGATATTAGATTAGTCGCTTTGCAAGAGGCACTTTATAACAATGAATACGTTAACCCTATTACAAGATTTTTCAAAGTTGATATGCAACACAACTTTGTTAAGCCTTTATGTGATACGTCAACTGCTACATTCTTAGGTAGATTACCTGATATTGTTTCAACAGGAACTGAAAAGGAAAAAGAAAGAATTAGTAAGTTTAGCCTTATCGCAAAGCATAATTGCCTTGAAGAAGAAAGTTTTGATAGCGCATTACATGGCTCTATTAGTGGTAGTGGCTATTTGTGTTTATATAATGAAGAAGGAGATAGTTTTCCACGCTATCGTTCATTAAACCCAAAATATACTAACGTAATTTATGACTGCTCAATCGCAAAGAAAAGATTATGTGCATTCCACATTTACTTTGAACAAACAAGTACAGGCGGAAGATATGTTTGTATCATTTACACTAAAAAGAAAATGTTTGCTTATGCAACAGGTCAAATCTCTATTCCAACAAAAATGGCTTTCTCGGTTTACCCACTTAATTTATTCTTGATTAATGGTGCACAAGAAACAAATGTTGCTGAACATGGTTATAGTGATATTCCTATCGTTGAGTTCCCTAACAACAAAGAATGTATTAGTGACTGCAAACCTGCACTTGGTGTTATGGCTTTGTATAGTGCATTACAAAATAATCGTTTCCGTAACGTTGACGATATTATGAATTACTTATTATTCATTAAGAATGCACGTTTAGGTAACGAAGAAGAAACAAACAAAGCAGTTAGTTTGATTAAGAGCGAAAGAGTTATTGCTTTAGAAGGCGATAACGTTGACGCTAAATTCTTATCAAACCCATTAAATCAAACCGACATTCAAAGACTTGCTGATGATTACAAGAGAGAAATTCACTTTATTACTCACATTCCTGATTTCACAAGTGTTGAATTTACACAAAATGCAAGTGACCCTGTATTAAAAGCAAAGACAAAACCATTACTTGATTTATGCTTAGAAAAAGAAAAATGGTTTAACTATGGATATATGCTTGTCCTACGTATGACACTTGACTTTGTTAAACAAAATGATACAAAACTTTATGATAGTGTTAAATTTGATTTAGATAACATTGATTTAGTTTATACACATACATTACCAAGTAACGATACAGATATGGTTAACAATATTGTTAATTTAGGTAACCAAGGCTTATTAAACCCTGATATTGCATTACAAGGTTTATCCTTCATTCCTAACGTTAGTGATTATCTCAAAGGCGTTAAAGAATGGAATTTGTATGTTGACAAACGCAAAGAAAACACAAAGAATAATAATAGTAATGGGGTAAACGAAACCAATTTAGAACGCCAAAATTCTACACCACAAACTACTAGCGAAATGGATAACAAAGCAAATTTTGTTAAAGGTGTTGGAAAAGATTTAAGTGATAATAAGGTTTAATGCCTAATTATAAAAGTTGCCTACTTACTCTAAAGTAGAGTGGCGAAAGCCAAGTTAAGCAACCCTAGTGCTATACCTAGGAGGAAGGAAGATAGGTATGGAATTACCAAAAACCGAACAAGAACTCAATGATTTAATTGAGCAAAAAGTCAATGAAGCTACTGAAAAATTGGTTGCAAAGCATAATGGTGAAATGGCAACTATGCGCCAAAAACATGATGCAGACCTTAAAAAAGTTAGAGAGCAAGCCAATTTGAGTGCAGAGGAAATTGCCCAAGCAAAAATCAAAGAGCAAAATGATGCCGACCAAAAAGAACTTAGCGAATTAAGAGCGTATAAAAAAAGCAATGAAATCGCTAATAGGTTAGCAAAAGAGGGTTTGCCTGCGTATTTCAAAAATGACACACGATTACTTAATGCCGAAGATGGCGATATAGATAAAGTAATTAAAGAGGTCAAAAAAGAATACGATGCAACTCTACCAAAGGGTGCTACTCACTCAACAATCATAAACACCGCAACAGGTAACAATAACCAAAGTGGTGGTGATGCCAAACAACAAGTTTATGAACAAGTTGGTGATGCCCTTAAACAAGCACTAGGCAAATAGTCTAGTGTTGCCATAATAATATGAAAGGGGAATAACATGGCAATCAATTCAATTTCTAATAATTCAGTTGTCCTACCAGTAGAGTATGGTAGAGAGATTATTCGTGGTGTTGTTGGTCGTTCCAAAGCACTTGAATTAGGTCGTAGATTACCAGATATGCGTGGTAAGACCTATAAATTAAATGTTTTATCACATTTACCAGTTGCTGGTTGGGTTTCTCAACAATCCACACCAAATAACGCTAGTGAAGCTGATATCAAAAACAAACCAGTTTCTTATTTAGCATTTGAAGGTGTTGACCTCGTTGCAGAAGAAATCGCAGTTATCGTTCCAGTTTCCATCAACACATTAAACGATGTTGAAAACTTTGGCATTGAACTCATGCCAGAAATTAGCGAACAAGTTATCGGTGCTTTCCAACAAGTCATTGATGCTACAATTTTCTTTGGCACAAATAGTCCATGGGTTGGTTTTAGTGGTTTAGTTGCTGGTGCAACTGCTGCTGGTGCAACAGTCACATGGGATGGTCAAGCAGGTTTATCCTTCTACAATGCCATCAACGATGCGATGGAAAAAGTTGAAAATAGTGGTTATGTTCCAACAGCCATCTTAGGCGGTCCATCACTCAATAGTGCGTTCCGTAAAACCATCACCTCACTTGGTGTCCTCGCTGGTGACCAAGGTGAAATTGGTGCTTTACCAAGACATGTTGACTTAACAGGTGGTTTCAACCAAGGCACAGCGTTTGCTATCGTGGGCGATTTCCGTTACCTCGTTTACTCATTTAGAGAAGAAATCTCTATGAGAGTGTTATACGAAGCTACATTAAAAGACCCAAGCACAGGCACAGAACTCTATAATCTTGCCCAACAAGATATGATTGGTTTAAGATTTACCATGAGATTAGGTTGTGCTTTACCAAACCCAGTCAACAGAGTT